TGACGGATCTGGCGGAACAGAAGATCTACAACACGGTACAGCTTCCAGCGCTACGCAAGAACGTCACGGGCACGCTGAGTCAAGGCAATCAATACCTGACCACGCCCGGAGACTTCTTGTCGGTCTTCAGTTTGGCGGTGTTCCCCACTGCTGGTGGAGATTACACATACCTCCTGAACAAGGATGTGAACTTCATCAGGGAATCGTACCCGAACCCCGCGACGCAGGGTGTACCCAGGTACTACGCTCTGTTTGGCCCGGTGTACAACCTGCCAACTGAGTTGACGTTCATCCTGGGCCCGACGCCGTCAGCAGGGCTTACCGCAGAACTGCACTATTTCTACTACCCGCAGAGCATCGTTACGGCGGGTACTACGTGGCTGGGCGACAACTTTGACAGCGCGTTGTTTAACGCGGTCATGGTGGAGGCGGCGCGGTTTATGAAGGCTGAGCAGGACATCGTTCAGTTGTACACCACCCAGTTCAACGATTCGATCCTGCTGCTGAAGAACCTGGGCGACGGCAAAAACCGTCAAGACGCCTACCGCAGCGGTCAGGTCAGAAACCCGGTGAAGTGACATGGCAATCCTCCAGGGAATGTGCTCCTCGTTCAAGCAGGAGTCTTGGCTAGGTATCCATGATCTGGACACCGACACGCTGAAGCTGGCGCTCTACACCGCATCAGCAGACCTGAGTCAAGCTACCACAGCGTACAGCGCGTCAACGCCAGGGCAAGTACCCCTTGGATCAGGATACACCACTGGTGGTGTGACGCTTGTCAACGTCCAAGTCCTTCTCTCGGGGACTACCGCCTACGTCACGTTTGACAACCCTGTTTGGTCAGGCGCGTCTTTCACCTGCCGGGGTGGGTTGATCTACAACGAGACCCAGGCCAACCGCGCCATCGCTGTGCTGGACTTTGGTGCTGACAAGACGGCTTCGGGCACGTTTACGATTCAGATGCCTGCGGCAACTGCAACGACGGCGCTGCTGCGCTTTGCTTGAGGTAACCCATGCCAGGAACCAATTACACGACCAACCTGCGGCTTGCCAATCCCAGTTTGAACGATACGGGCTGGGGCACGACAGTCAGCAGCGGGATGATCGACCTGACCGATCAGGCAATCGCAGGGCTGGCGACTGCGGACGTGACATTGGGCAATGTCACGCTGACTATTGTGGACGGCAGCGCCGGGACCAACTCCGCGCGAAACATGTTCCTGAACATCACCGGCACGCCCGGTGGTGCCCGGGATGTCATCGTCCCTACCAACCGCAAGCTCTACTTCGTCACCAACAACTGCGGGCAGATCGCTACCGTCAAGGTCTCGGGGCAACCCGGTGTTGCTGTTCCTGCTGGCGCGTCCATGACGCTGCGGATCAATGCTGCGGGCACTGATGTAGCACCCGCGTTCACCTACGCAGCGTCCATGTCCCTCGGGACGGCGCTGCCCGCGACCTCTGGCGGCACTGGGCAAGCCAGCTTCGCGGTTGGAGACCTGCTGTACGCCAACACAACCACGACGCTTGCCAAGCTGGCGGACGTTGCTACGGGCAACGTGCTGCGCTCCGGTGGTGTTGGTGTGGCTCCGGCTTGGGGGAAAGCGGATTTGACGACAGACGTCACAGGGACGCTTCCGGTTGCAAATGGTGGTACGGGACAGACTACGGCTCCGGCAGCTTTTGATGCATTGAAACAGGCGGCAACCTACCTTACCACTGGTGTGGTGGAACTAGCTAATACCGCTGAAGTGCAAGCGGGCACCGACACTTCGCGGGCTATTACACCAGCGGATTTTCGTCAAGGAGCCCTAGTTCAAGGCACTGTGCAGAACAGCACCAGCGGTACTGTTGTTGATTTCACGGGTATTCCGTCATGGGCTAAGCGCATCATCGTGATGCTTTTTGGCGTTAGTACAAACGGTAGTACACGAATGATCGTGCAGATCGGCACTGCTAGCGGTATCGAAACAGCGGGGTATTTTAGTAACGCGTCTTATGGCGGGGCTTCGTCCGCCATGTATACAACAGCTACAACAGGATATGTTCTTGAACCAACAGGCGCCGCATCAGCTGGATATACAAGATACGGATCTATTGTTATTGAAAATTTTTACGGCAATACTTGGGTAAGTAGGTCGTGTATATCTTGCTATGGCGGTGAGGTTACTTCTGCCGGCGCAGGCGGAAAAACTCTATCCGCCACGTTAGATCGAGTTCGCGTAACGACCGTCGCTGCTGGAGACACCTTCGACGCAGGCCAGATCAACATCATGTACGAATAACACATGAACTTCGATGCAGCCTTCAACATCCTCCTCAAGCACGAAGGAGGCTACGTCAACCATCCGTCCGACCCCGGCGGTTCCACCAATTACGGCATCACAGAAGCTGTGGCGCGAAGAGTGGGCTACAAGGGTACGATGCAAGACCTGCCTCTTGAACTTGCCAAGCGCATCTATCTTGAGGAATACTGGAAGCCCGTCCGCGCCGAGGAACTGCCCCCAGCGGTGCGCTACGCCATCTTCGACTCGGCGGTCAACTCCGGCGTTGCTCAAGCCGTTCGCTGGCTCCAGCGAGCCCTAGGCGTGGCGGATGACGGGGCCATCGGACCCAAGACGCTTGCTGCGGCCAATCAAGCCAATCCCGACGCCCTGCGGGCGCGTATCATCGCGCAGCGCATGCGTTTCCTGACGAATCTCAATACCTTCGGCGCTTTCGGGCGCGGCTGGACCCGTCGCTGCTGCGACATCATGGAGATGTAAATGAACGCCACGATCATCCAAGCGCTTGTTCGCCACATTCTGACCGCCGTTGCTGGCGGTTTTGCTGTCAAGTACGGCATCGATGGTGGCACGGTGGACGCCATCATTGGTGGCGCCGCTGCTCTTGCCGGTGTGGGCTGGTCTGTTTACGACAAGCGCAAGCAATGAGCTAGGACCGCGCCGTGCCGCTGAAGACACTCCAACTTCGCCCTGGGATCTTCCGGGAGAACACACGCTACGCCGCTGAAAACGGTTGGTACGAGTGCGACAAGATCCGCTTCCGCTCCGGCCAGCCTGAGAAGATCGGCGGCTGGAAGCAGGTCAACAGCAACGCCGGGAGTTTCCTCGGCATCTGCCGCGCCTTGTGGCCCTGGAGTGTCTACCTCGGCCTCGGCACGAACCTCAAGTACTACGTGTACTATGGGGTGTACAACGACATCACGCCGATTGATGTCTACACGCTGAGCAATCCGTTCACAGCAACGCTCAGTTCTGCAGTCATCACCGTTGCACATACAGCGCATGGCCGTCTTGTCGGCGACTACATTCAGTTCGACAACGTCACTGGTCTCGGCGGCAACATGACTCAGGCCGTGTTGGAGCTTGAGTATCAGGTGGCTACTGTCATAGACGCCAACAGCTACACGTTCAACGCGCGAGATCCCAGCACGGGGCTACCTGTGCTAGCCACTGCAGCGGACGTTTCGGGTTCTCCTGGCGGCGGCACGACGGTCCAGGCGCAGTACCAGCCCAACATCGGCACGGCCATTCAGTACCCCCCGCCCAGCGACACAGAGGGCTGGGGCTTTGGTTTGTGGGGTAGCGGCGGCTGGGGTGGCGACCCTGACCCGTTCGTGCCGGAGCAGATCGGCCTGTGGAACCATGCCAACTTCGGTGCAGATCTGATCTATGGCCCCAAGGGCGGCGGGATCTACTACTGGAATTCTTCTCCAGCAACGGCATTGACAACCCGAGGCGTGAACATATCCACGTTGACCGGTGCCAGCGACACGCCTTCTGCGGCGCTGTTCCGCCTCGTCTCGGATGCTTCGCGCTTCGTTCTGGCCTTTGGCACGACGGACTACGGCTCGTCCGCGCTCAACCCCATGCTGATCCGGTGGTCGGATCAAGAGTCAGCCGCCAACTGGTCGCCTTCTGCGACTACTCAGGCTGGAAGCCTGACGCTGTCCCGGGGCTCTGAGATTCAGGCTGTAGCGCAGACCCGGCAGGAGATCTTAGTCTGGACTGACACGGCGCTGTACTCGCTGCAGTACCTCGGCCCGCCTATTGTGTGGGGCTCGCAGATCCTGGCTGACAACATCACCATCGTCTCTGATCGCGCCTGGGCTGTGGCGGCGGGCGTTGTGTACTGGATGGGCGACGAGAAGTTTTACGTCTTTGATGGACGGACGGCCACGCTCAACTGCGATATCCGAAAATTCATCTTTGATGATCTGAACACCAACCAGAACCTGCAGATCTTTGCCTCCACCGTGGAGCAGTTCAGCGAAGTGTGGTGGTTCTACTGCTCCGCGAACTCCACCGTCATAGATCGTTATGTCGTTTACAACTACGCCGACAAGGTGTGGTACTACGGCAGTATGGGTCGGACGGCATGGAACGATGCCAGCGTGTTTTCCAACATCCCGGTTGCGGCGGACTACAACAGCCAGCTTCTGTACCATGAGAGCGGTTGTGATGATGGGGCTACTGGCACATTTCAGCCCATCGAGGCGTACATCATCTCGTCGGAGTTCGACATTGATGACGGCCACAACTTCGGGTTTGTCACGCGGATGTTGCCTGATGTGACCTTCGCAGGCTCTACCGCAGCGGTTGAAAACCAGTCGCTAACCATGTCTTTGCTACCTCTGCAAAACTCTGGCTCAGGGTACACGCGCGGTGTGACCAATGTTTCTGAGAGCGCCAACATGTCCGTGGCGCTTGAGAGTGAACGTACCGTGCAGCGCGATACCACGGTAAGCGTGGAAC